TGATAAAGCCTATTTATAATTCTTAACCGCCTATAATCATCCATAAACATGGCTTGATATGAATAAGCAGTGGTATTTAATATATAATCTGAGTAATCCTCTGGTATATCGGTGGATGTAAAAAATGGGGCCATATTTCCGGCAGAGTTACGGATAATAGTTCTTTTGTCTTCATTTCCAAATCTGAGATACTGATTTGAAAATGCTTTTATTGAGTCGAACCCATTTGATTTTGCCAATCTACAGACATGAGAGTAGTGAGTTTCTTCCGTATATGCAGGTTCATAATAAGGTACTTTATCCATATTATTGCCTCACTCATTTTGGAACATAAGTGTGCTCGTCAAGTGCTTTTTGCATAGACTCTTTTGCTGTTTTGCGACTGACAGGAACAGTGCTTTTCTGCTTCATGATTTTTGCAATAGCATCTTCAGAATTCATTTCTGTAAGTAAAGTATAAACATCATTTGTAAGTGTTTTTTCGTCTGTATGGTCGCCTTTTATTTTCATGATATTATTGTATGCCATAACAATATCATCTTCAGTAAAGGTCTTTGAATTTATAAGAAATCCCGCCAACACATTTACGTTTTTAATAATCGTTTCGAGTGGAATGGCATCTGGATGTGCATTTCGAATTTCTTTTTCGAATGCCTTTTGTGAAGCAATTTCAGCAATCTCAGACTGTCTTGACGCAGCTTTATCAATAATTGCCTTACGCTTCTGTTCGGCATCTGCGGATGCAAGATTTTTATTCAATCTTGAAAGGCCGGGATAGTAGCTTGCGGCAATCTTCTTTATGTATGCGGAATCAATGGTTACATTTTTGTCTTGGTAAAAGTATTCATACTGCATAGCACTAAAAATACCTACCATTTGGTCTATGATACCATGACTTTCATCATATAGTGTTTGGAGCATAGATTTGTCGAAATTTACTCTATGGTCAAACCACTGGTATTTAAGCAATTCCTTTGCAAGTACAGCGAAAAAAGATTTGCTGGAACAATACGTACTAGCATTTATATTAGGGCCTATACGTCGTGCGGTCTGTAAATTGGGAAACATTTTCGTATAGGCTTCTTCTGTTCCGACAATACCAATAGCAACTTTTGTATTGTTCTGTAAGGTCATTAAGCTGCCAAATGATGAGCGAGAGGAATTATTTCGGTCATCATCGTTTGTAGAAAAACTCAGTAACTGAATTTCATCGAATACAATAAGTCCGATATTAAATTTCTCAACTAGCTCATTAACTTTTGCTTCTTTTTCGCCAACAGTACGTTCTTTTTTTACAATGTTCGCATAGACAGAATTACTGTTTTCGAGAGCGTCATCAATAGCTACTCCAATGCCAATATAAAGAGCAGACATATTGTTATTATGAAAACAGGATACATTAAGGTATACAATCTGAGGAATACGATAACCGTTGACATTATGATAGATTACTTGTGGAATATGGTCAAAAGCAAACCCCAGAGCCGTGCTTTTCCCGCAACCAGAATAACCGATAAGGCTAAATCCTGCATTTGCAGCACCATCTTTACGGCCTTTAAGTAATCCAACGGTTTCCTGTTTTTCATCGCCAGCATCATATGAAATTGGAGCGTCAATGTTGCCACGAAGTTTTCGATTTCTGTATGATGTTACTAATGTGTTGTAAATGGTCGTTTCCAATCTTTCGTCGAATGGTAAAGGAAAACGGAGTTCACGGAGCTGCGAAATGGCTCTTATACGCTGATAGTCGCTCATATCAGAGACTTTATCTGCATCATAACCATTTATCTGCTTGTTATATGAGCGCCTTACGTCAACTCCCTCACGCGGTAAAGGAAGGGCTTCTATAAATGGATTGCCTTTGTCCATTTCAAACTCGGCAGGAATGTATACAGCTTTTACAGAATTCACATTATGAAGATTGATATTATCATATTGGCCTTCGCCATCTTGAAGGTCTGCATATTCATAATCCCATATAAGTACAGACATATATCATTCCTCTTTCCGTTCGTCTTTAATTGCCTTGCTCCAATCAGTTTCATCATCACTAAAGAAAGCATCAAAATCGTCACTTACGTCAGGTGAAGTGTAGTTTGTATCGGAGCTTTTTGTGGATGTAAATGCACCACTTTGATTGTCGCCCAGTAACCTGTTACCAATATAATGCTCCTCCATAACAGTTCTGCGTTCTGCAGCTCTATTCTTCTTGATATTTGTTGTATCTACTTCTTTCTTCGGACTGCCTGTATTGGAAGCATTTTTTAAAGCTGTATTCGTTTCGCGGACGGCATTTTCGACTGTCTGTTTATTGGTCATTACGGTAAAAACATTTGTGTCATCTGTTTCGCGCTTACTTTTAGCAATCAATAACCGTCTTGCTTTTTTCAATGCCATAGCATCCTCAAACATTAAGCCTTTGAATTCTGCGTTGTCAGTAGATTCAGCGTTGAGTTCGCAATATCGAAGTTTATTGTCTTTCAAATAGTAAACTCTGTCTACGATTCGCCTATCCATACGACATTCAAACGGTACACTTTTATTGCCTGCCTTTGCCATATGATTTTCCAAATCTGCATCATTGACAGGTAAATAATTGATTCCGTTTACGGTAAGCCCATTTCTTGAAATTTTACCGGATTCTTTTGTCATCAAGGTCCATGCGAACTGTTCCTTATTGATAATTTTCTTCGGCTCTAAGCCGTGATTGCAGCCATCTTGCCATAATACAATTGGAATTGGGTAAACGCCGTCTTTAGTTTGCCTTGCGGATAATTTGAACTTTTCAATAGTGCTTGTATTGTGTGCCAGAGCACAATTTAATACTATTTTCGTGAATTCTGTAATTGTGAGTTTTGCCTGCTTATGGTGGTTGGAGTCGTTCCTTTTGGTGATAAGGCCACGTCTTTCAGTTAAAGGATTTATAGAGCAGTGTAATTGATGGAAACTCTGTTCTACAACGCCTTTTAATGAACCTGTCCCAGCAGGAACAGGTTCAAGGGTAATACCCAGTTCATTGCAAATTCTTCCGACTTCCCCACTCATATATTCAGAACCACGGTCCGTCCTGATGATTTTGGGTAAGTAACCAGAAGGCCACATTGTATCATCGAAATCAAGTCCATATCGATTGGCAATTTTACGCTTATCATCCGCGAGAAACATGAAACAGTTAGTAAATCCCCTGACACTATTATTCTCTAAACTCACAGATACAGCCATAATCAATCTTGTGCAAACATCAATCAGACAATAAACAATGGCTCTACCAATGTTCATTGTTCTTGTTTGAGAATCCACAAGCTCCAAGTCAGACTCTAGCTCATCCATTTCAGTTATATACGCTGGAGCGATTGCAGCTTTTTGAACATCAGACCGTATAAGCCGCATGTTATTCCTATACTCCATACGAGAAGTTTTAATAACGCCGATTTCTTCCACAGAAAACTTCTTTTTTGCATAATAATAAAACTGTGCGTAAGTAGGTCTTTCGTTAATAGGAAACGGAACATATTGAATGCCGCCATCTATTTCTCTTTGGTCACAAAAATACTCGGCAATCATCAAGTTATAAACGAATTTATAGCTTTTGCTTCTCCCGGATGCATAATAGTTAAGAACCTTGTCGAAAATAGCTTTAACATCATCGGTGATTATGATACCTTGAGAACCCAAATCAGGCTTTTTCCCTGTTTTTATTTTATAGTTAGATTTAGCCTTACCATTCACACCTAAAGTTTTTTTGTCGTAAACAGAGTTGATGTCGCATCCTGATTGTAAGTATTTTCTTATTAAATTATAGGCGGTAGTATGCGATATTCCATATTTTTTCGTCAATTCATGCTTGATATATGAATCATAGTTCTTTTTTAGAAGTGCTGAATAATCAGGGCCATATTTATTGGCAACATCTTTAATAAAATCCGCACGCTTTTTATTTGCTTCTATTGCCGATGCGGACATATTGTCCTCATCATAAACAACTTCTTCTTTTTCTACAATAGTAAATGCGCCGCTTACAACCTTCTTATAAACAATATCTAATGGAAATGTAGACAGAAGTAATTTGGTTGTGTTTCTTTCACAAGCAATAAGTAAATTGCTGTTAGCATTTATAAAAACAATGCCATATTCAACTTTACTTTCTTGGTCACTCAATATATCCCCTGCATGTATGGCTATAGTATTCATCGATAAACTCCTTATTACTTTTATAAATCTCATTGAGGTTAAGTAATTTGGTTTGCAAATCAACTTTAACGATTTTATGCGCTATTAAATGTTTGATATATGAAAACACATCATAAACACTGGCTATATCATAAAAAGTCGTTACTATTTCTATATTTTGTATGTATATGGGATTATAATCTTCTTTATAAGTCAAATGCCAAGGAATGCCCATTTGCTCCCAATACTGCATTTCCACAAATTGAAGTTCTATATTTCGTTTATTTTCAAAAGTCTGGCGGGAATCTTTAATGGAAAAAGCTTCGAAATGACCATCTTGATACTCGACATAAAAATCGGTAGTCATATGCTTTTTCCCGTTTAGCATGGGCTTGATGCCAGAATTGAAAGCAATACTATTAGTTGCATCTAAATTTAGTGGATACTGTTCGTAGATGTTTTTAACAGAATCATCCCATCTCAAATAATACCAAAGGTATTTTTCTCCTTGTGACAATAGTTGGCAGGTTCTTCCATTGGTCCAGTCTATCGGTTCTGACGAAGTACCATCACTTTTTATTTCTCGGACATAAATCCAAGGTTTATAATCGGCACCAGTACCCTTACCCCGTTTATCTCTCATTTTTCTTTCTTCGGTAACATGATAGATGCTCATAGGTGGTGCCTCGCAATTGGTAAAGTTTATAGTTCTACAATTATTATATCAAAAAAGCGGAACAAGGCAATAGTAAAGTTTATAGTTTTACAAAAATAAATAAAACTTGACGCAACATTAGGTGTTGCGTCAAGTTTATTGTTTAATAAAAACACTTTTTTGACATAGGTGCTTGTATGACCCCTGGCAGACTCGAACTGCCGACTCCACATTGAGAGTGTGGTGACTTAGGCCAACTTGTCGAAGGGACCTTATGGTGTGTCGGACTGGATTCGAACCAGTGAACCGTAACGGAGCGGTTTTACAGACCGTTTGCTTTAACCTCTTGCATACCGACACATATGGTGCTTCCGGCTGGAGTTGAACCAGCGACACGCGGTTCTTCAGACCGCTGCTCTACCAACTGAGCTACAGAAGCATGGTGACCCGTGTGGGTTTCGAACCCACAATAATCTCCGCCGTGAAAGGGCGGCAACTCTACCAATTCGTCCAACGGGCCATATATAGCCGCAATCCTGCGGCGAGGGTTTATGCGATGACAAGGATGTCATCAATTTTCGTATCGAGCATTGCTGCTAATATCACAAGGTTATCGATGGTGGGAAGCGCGGTTCCGGCTTGCCATTTAGCAACCGCCTGCGGAGACACACCGAGCATGTCTGCCACATCCTTCACCTTGATGCCTGCTGCCTTTCGCAGGGCCTTGATATTGGCACCTGTCTGCTGGATATCAATAGTAGGAACGTTCATTTTTCTTGCTGCCTTTCTGTATTGCAGGCAACAAAAAAAGCTGCCTGCCGAAATCTCGACAAGCAGCTATGACATGCAGTTATCGCTTAGAAGACGCACCGCATCTGTACATGGTCTGTTTTTGCCTGTCGAGGAGTATGAGAAATAAAACTGCGTTCAAAGAACATGAACTCAGAATATTCGTAACTATACTCATACGACATGACATTAACAGTGTTGCACAGCATTTTGGGGTATCTCCTTTCGTTTCGTTCTGATATTATTATACCATGTTTTCGCAAGTTCGCAATCAACTTGTGGTTTAGTTTTTTGGTCTGTATACTCTCCAAAACAAAAAGCCGCCTCTTATGTGAGGACGGCTTTTCTTATTGTGGCAGGGGTAACACGACTCGAACATGCAACAAGCGGTTTTGGAGACCGCTGCTCTACCACTTGAGCTACACCCCTATATAGATACTCCAGCTGGGAGTCGAACCCAGAGTAAAACGGGACTTAAAGCCGCCGCGTTTGCCAGTTTCGCCACTGGAGCATATGGCGGGTTGTACAGGGTTTGAACCTGCGGCCCACGGATTAACGGTCCGTTGCTCTACCAGCTGAGCTAACAACCCATAAATGGCAGTTGTTGTACTGCCGGACATGGTACTCCCCGAGGGATTCGAACCCTCAAAACGGTGCGGTTTGAGCGCACTGTGTCTGCCAATTTCACCAGAGGAGCTTATGGCGGGCGTAGCAGGATTTGAACCTGCGACAAACGGATTAACGGTCCGCCGCTCTGCCTACTGAGCTATACACCCACAAAAGTGGCAGATAATGCTCTGCCGGGCATGGTGCGCTCGCGGGAAATCGAATCCCGAACACCCCGATTAAAAGTCGGGTACTCTACCGATTGAGTTACGAGCACTTGTCGCGCATCTTCCGTGCCTTGCTTATGGGAACACAGCTTTGAGGAATCTCACTTCCGATGCGCATGAAAGTGAGCGTTGGCCGAGAATGGTCGAGTCGAACAACCGTTGTCAGGGTCAAAGCCTGATGCCTTACCGTTTGGCGAATCCTCGAATATACATTATGTATAATAGCATACACTTTAATAAGCCTGGCTGGAATTCACTCCAGCGGCATTAGAGTGACCTGATTCTGATTTTCTGCATCAAAAAAGCACCCATCAGGCGTTGTGCGTCTGACAGGTGCTCATATCGTGCAGAGTATGGAAAACAACCGATACTTGGATGATTTTATTCAACCATCACTGCACTATGATTTGCACAAACAGACAACACAAAACAGCCGAAGAGATTCCAATTGCTCCACAGCTTTTGCAATTTATTCTGTTTGTTCATCATAGCAGCAAACATCGTGCAATTTTCCTTTCATCAAATTCAGTGTCTATATTATACAATATGTAAAAGCCAAAGTCAAGGCTTTTCGTAAAAATAATGGCAGGCCCGCGCTCATTGTTTGTCTGGCTTCCAAGCCACAATCCGCACTATCACATTCGAGAGCAGTACGTCCTCATACGAGCACAGTACGCCAAAAGCGTTAGCCATTCTGGACTCGTAGTCAGCCAAAGCCAGGTCGATAGGCACCGTGATTGCAGCAGAGTCATCTGGCGTTTCCAGAACGGAAGTCCTCGTGCTTTTCCTTTTGACGCTCCAGTTGTTTGCCAGCAAGTAGTCGTACAGTGCATACGGATTAACTGCGCTTATACCTTCTCTCGATGACAGTATCGTATATGCCCGCTTGTATTTTCTGGTTCTTTCCAAGTCCCTTTCAGTTGGAGTGTGAGGGAGCCTGGTTAAGTCCATATTGCTGCGCAGGTCCGAGAGCTTTACTTTGACAGCAATCGAATTTTGCTGAATATACCAAAGATATTCAGCATACGATATACCCTTGCTATGGGTCAACGTACTAACAGCGTCAGCAACCTCTTTTGGAAACCCCGTTCTGATGTCTTCTATTGTGACGGACGTATCTTCGACCGTATCATGCAGAAATGCCACAGCCTCGGCTATTGGGTCACCTTTTACGCCTTCTGCTACAACCGTAACGTGCGCTTTGAAGTAATCCTTCCCAGCCTTGTCTTTTTGCCCAGCATGAGCCTTAACAGCCCAAGCTCTGGCTTTGGCAACCATCTCAATGTCAGACTGCTTCCACTCTAAAGGAATCGTAATGTTCACTTGTACGCTTGATTTTTTTGCCAACTATATCACCTCATACATATATTATGTATGTATTCTGTGCCGTCAGTCAAACTGCTCAACGAATATTTTACAAAAAATCAAAAAGAGCCATTCATCCCACAGGCAAGCCTGCAGGTTTTCTGGCTCTCAATTATAACCCTATTCGATATAGCAATCTGTTGCCTTGTATTGCTCACAAAAACAAAAAAGCCGGGAAGTCCCGGCAAACATGGCGGCCAGAGTGGGATTCGAACCCACGGACGTTTGCGGCGTCGCTGGTTTTCAAGACCAGTTCCTTAAACCACTCGGACATCTGACCATAAAAGGATGGGGCGGGACCGAAATCCCGCCCCACAGCAAGGAGAAAAAACTATCGATTACCGTTAGTTAGAGGATGGCAAATTAGTGGATGCCCAGGGAAGCGGCATAAGCAGCTTCACGAGCGGCAACCTGTGCCTGCAGAGCAGCGATGGAAGCGGCATAAGCGGCTTCACGCTTTTCAGCAGCAGCCTGAGCTTCAGAGGTAGAAGCGTACTGGGGCTCGTTGCCAGCCAGAGTGCCAGCATAGCCCTTGACGCCATCAGCGCCCTTAACAGTCAGGACTTCATGACCACAATGGTCACAGACGTAAACGTTACCCTTGCGGGTCCAGTTGTGATAGCCACAGCTGGTGCAGACGGTGTACTCATTGCCCCAGGTGCCATTGGCAATAGCGGCGGCAATTTCACCGTGCTCAGAGACTTCAACGTTCTTGCGAGGAGCGGTCGGAGTAGTGGTGGTAGTGCCGTTGCCCTTGTTGGAGCCGGTAGAAGCGTTGTCCTTATCGGGGGCCACTACGTCACCCTTGTCATCGGGAGTGGTGGTGCCGCTGTCGCCGGTATTGTCACCCTTGTTGTCGCCCTTATCGTCGGGGTTGGTGACATCGCCCTTGTCATCGCCCTTGTTGTCATCCTTGCCGTCATCGGGAGTGGATGCAGTAGTGGCTTTCAGGGTCAGGACATTGTCGTGAATGTCGTCGCCCAGGTAGTAGAACAGGCGGTCATGGTTCAGGTTCTTGCTGGATGCGGTGTAAGTATCGCCGGAATCGGTGGTCCAGGCTTCAACGCTCTGACCATCAACGCTGCCGGGGAAAGTGGCGGTGTCAGTTTCGGTCAGCACAGTGTTGCCGTCAATCTGATAGTTGATGGTGATGGAACGCGGATTACCTTCGGCCGCATAGCAGGAAGTGATGCCGTCAGCGGTGAACCACTGGTCAACTGCATCGTACGGCAGAGTGTCGCCGGGATAGTAGTTGTAGGTGTAGCCGCCGTGGCCCTGCAGGGTAATCCAGTAACCGTAGTCATACTGGCTTGCCGGGAACGTCATAGAGCCGCCCGGAGCCAGGTCCTGGGAAGAACCGTTGCTGAAAGAGAAATGATAGGTGTCGCCGGTGGCTGCGAATGCTGCGACAGGCAGACAAGTTGCCATCATACCGGCTGCTGCAATCCCTGCGATTGCTTTGATGATTTTCTGATTACTCATGCTGTGTACTCCTTTGCTTTTTTGATTTTTTCGTCTATTTATCTGCATTTATTCAGATACCGGTTTGAAAGAAATCAGCCGCAGCTTTGCTGCGTTGCCCACCATCTGCCACGTGGAGGCTTTCTCATGGATGGTTGACGAAGCAGATATGTGCTTCGCCAGTGTCGCAACCGTCTTAGCCACTCGACACAATTTCGGTTTGAATTTATCCCCGTAAAATCGCATGTCCATGCTGCGCGGAGAGGATAAAATTCTTCGTGGTATGGTTTCGGAGTTCCGCGCCTGATTGGCCGTACTACACGCAATGCAGTACAATACCCCAGATACCTTTGGCGAAAGGAAGCGAAAGGGTGTCTGGATGGAGAAGGGAGATGGCCTCGAACCATCGATACCCTGCTTTGCGGCAGGTGCTTTATCCAGCTAAGCTATCCCTCCATGATGGCGGGTCAAGCCCGCCAAATAGCGTTACGCAAACTGGAAGTCGCCGTACTGAGTCACGGCGCGTTCCAGGCGCAGAGGAATGGTTTTTGTGCTCTTCTGAGTGATGTCTTCGCGTGCTACCTGAGCTTCACTCACGCCAGCCGCCTGCAGGACTTCATACAGATTGGAAGGACCAGTACCAGCATAACCACAGGTCAAGCCATTAACCTGAAGCGTGAAGCCGTGCAGATGCGGTGCCAAACCGGGAACGAAATCGAGTTCAACAATGACCTCGTCGCTCTTGTCGTTTACACGATTGACCGAGATGGCGCGGACGTTCTGATTGCCAAACATTTCAATCAGCTTTTTGGCTGCTGCAGCGGTTTCTATGGTAGTCGTACCTTCAACATTGATAATTGCCTGTTCCATAAGTTTCATCTCCTTTCTATTATCGCTTCATTGGGTAATGGGGCTTGATGGCAGGTTCGAACTGCCGACCTGCGCGTTACGAATGCGCTGCTCTACCAACTGAGCTAATCGAGCACGATAGGGTGTTTTATGCTGGTCACCCCTTGAGCGAGAAGCCAACTCGCATCCAGCACCATTCGGCAGCCACGCCGATAGATTCTGTATTGTACCCTCTTCACCGTTTTCCGGTCTTATTCGCGACTAACACCGGGACTTTCGAATACTTTCAGGCACAGCACCTGTTTGTCTATTATTTTTGAGGCTGTCTCATCGACATTCGGACAGCGGACCACAAGTGGACCATGCTCACCAAGTTTAACGTCGTGGCGTACGGTGACTGCGACGTGTGGAGCAAGTAGCGGGGGTCGAACCCGCGTCTCCGCCTTGGAGGGGCGGAGTATTAGCCGTTATACGATACCTGCATAAGATTGCGGGTGAACCCTCACTTAGCCCCGCCATGACATCCGTTTAGTAGGTCGTCATCCCCGGATGTCATCTTCACACCACCTGACAATCTTGCGAACCTCATCGTTGACGATACGCGAGAATCCAAGAAAGCGCTTGGGTGTTGGTCAACTTCAAATTTTGAGCCCTGTCGTTGATTCCCTGTCAAATCGGGTTAACGATTGTCGTTGGGCTGTGTGTGAGACTGCGGCGAAACTTACCAGTTGCCGTGCAGCAATCTCGCCTTTACGGCTGTGTCGCGTCTGGATGCGCCCCGACTTGACGGGGATGCTCGTACGTTTGCATGCTTCTAAGACATTCGTCAGCAGCCGCAAGAGCCGCTGTCCGCCACCCGCCACGAGGAGGCCGTCTTAATGGGTGGCATGCTGTCCGCCAGATGTTGTGTATAGCATCGTATCATGTGACTTCGATACATCCAACGGATAGCGTCTGGAGCTGGAAATCGGACTTGAACCGATGACCGACTGATTACAAATCAGTTGCTCTACCAGCTGAGCTAAACCAGCAAACACAAACATTAGCCAGATGCCCGGAACACGGAAACATCTGTTGTCCACCGTCCGCCGCGTGGAGGCTGTTTGCTTGGACGGCTGGCGCGGAGTTACCCGCGCCAAAGAAAGGAAGGATATTACTATGAAACGGATGATTTTCACGCTTCACCTGTGTCAGCTCAAATGAAGCCATGCGACCAAGATTGGGGAAAGGAAAACCTTGATGTCTCAGGAGCCGTTCCTCTTCCTGAGAACAATTGTATTATACCATATATGTGGTATCCGGTCAATGAAAAGACACAATATATAGTGTCTAAATTGTAAACAAACATTAAGATACCACTATATATAGTGGTTGGGGCTAACGCATCAAAAATGCCTTGTGGTTCCGGCAGTTTGCAGGAAATTCAGTAAATCTTTGGCCGAGCTGACCTGTGAAACCACTGCACCGCTCTTTGCGTATAGGTCAGCAATGGAATCACCCTGTCCCCATTCGTCCCGTGGTTCGGCTTTCTTTTCAGTGACCTTCTTCTGCCGGAAACACCTCGTACACGCTGACATACAGCATCCCCGGCTTGTAGTCAGCGTACTCAACCAAGCGTTTTTGGTCGTATACTTTCACGTCAGAGTTATCGTCCGCTGTGAGCCAAAGATATTTCACATGTTCGGCATAGCGCGGGTCTTCGATACGATAGCTCTGCCCCTCTTTGATTTTCAAATGACGTGCATTTGCTTGGGCAAGCGAAAACTCAACGAATGCGCCGTAGTCGCCAATCACGATTCGGTTATACCCGCTGGCAATGACCGTGCCGCTTCTGGTTTCGAGTTTGGTCGTATCGCCGGACATATTGCACCATTCCGGCAAAGTTTCTTCAAATTCTGCCCGCACATCCTTGAAAAAGGTACGTGGGATGGGCTTGTACTTGTATTCGTCGGCAAGCTGCTCTTGATATTTAAGCATCCGAGCGCCGGTTTCCGAGATTTTGTGCTTCATGATTAACTCATCCACTTCTTTTCCCACTGGTCGTACTCAGCGACTTCTCGTTTTACGGTTTTGCCGTCTTTCTTATATACAGTGATACGTTGTGCATAGTTCACCGTGTGCTTTTGTAGCTGTTGCAGAGCTTCTTCCTCTGAGCTTGTTTTTGTAACTCCGCGATAGGAACCACCAGAGCCTAAGATTTCGGGTTCGTACCAACCTGTCTCATAATGCACAGTCTGTTTGACTGCTTCATCCAGAACAACTTTCCCCTGCTCACCGTAGTCACCCGTATAGCTGCTTCGAATGATTCGTGCGGCACGGTCATTCTCCTGCTCTTCGTAGGCTTTGACAATAAAATCGACATATGCTTTGAACTTCTGCTCGTCACCGTCTCGATGTGCTTCAATGAGTTTTCCAATCGTCACAACGTTGATTTGGTTCATGATTTTTTGTCCTCTCTTTCCATACTTTAATTATACTCTTCCGTCAGACTGAAGTGTGATTTTCTAACGATTGTTAGCGAAAAACTCATAATTTGAAAGGGCAAAAACTGAACGTTGGAACGTCTGAATCCGGGTTCTCAACCTGGTATTTAATGACTCTTTTTTGCGCTCCTAAAGCCTTGTATGTCTGCTCTGCATTCACGCATAAGCCGTTGGCAAAGAAGAGAGTGGAACCATTGCGTTCACTGATATTTTCGGCAGAATACATTTTTGGCTTTCTGATTCCGGGGTCGAGATGGATTCCACCGCGCATCAGCTTTTCAGCATAGAACCAGACATCAACGCGGGAGAAAATGTAAAGCAGCTGCGTGGTTCTGAAATAATAGAGAATCTGGTCCGCACCACTCCTGTATACCCAGCCCGGGGTGTGCCATAAAGGGTCGATGCCATCCCGATACCGCCGCGCCACCCGTTGTTCGTTCAGAGCGTCAGGCACCATGGAGAAGTAGTCCACCGAGGTTTCCAGGTAGAAATTTCCGGTATTGTGACTGTCCACTTTCGCTTCCAGGCCAAAGGTCTTACCATTCTTCTTCCAGACAATGAAATCGGTATCTTTGTCTTGATATGATTTATCCTGAGTCACGTCATCGTAATGGCTAATGCCATGATTCACTTTGATAATCGGGTCGTTAAGGAATTTGCGAGCCAAGTCTTCTCCGAATTTTCCCTCATCAAGCTGCTTTGACATCTTAAACTGACGAGGGCTTTCTTCCCAGGCTATCATACTTTTACACGGCATCTGCCGAATTTTTAGGCAGCTGCGATACGATATGTGCAACGATACGTTCTGTACAGGCATTGACAACGGCGCTGGCCGTCCGCTGTTCACGCAGCGAATGGCAGAGTTCGTCGAGTTCGGATTCCGTGAAGGGATAGTCTGCCGAAGCAAGGAACTTCTTGCACAGTTCTTTCATGTCATCGTCGCCTAAAGGCTTGACGCGGTGTTTGAAAGTGAATCGGCGAATGAGGGCTTCGTCAAGGTTATCGACGCGGTTTGTAGTGCCAATGAGAATGACGTCATTCGGGAGCCGGTCAAGTTCCTGCATCAATGCGATGGTGACGCGGCTCATTTCAGCGACATCATCGCGGCTGCCACGGCACATTCCGATGGCATCAATTTCATCAACACAAAGAACACAAGGCGTGCGCTTTGCGTAATCGAACACTCTGCCGATGTTCTGCTGTGTCCGGCCAAGAGCAGAATTGACAAGGCCAGAAAATTTCAGGAAAACAAACGGTAAATTCGCCTTGTGTGCAATGTAGCGGGCCAATTCAGTCTTACCAACACCAGGAAGGCCCGTCAAAAGCAAAGAGCAAGTATAGTGGATGCCAAGCTCCTTGATGGCTAAAGCTGCTTTTCTGGTGGCCAAGAGCTTGTTGATGACTGTTTCTTCCTCCTCGCGGAGCAGGAACCGGCTTTCCGGGAAATTTGTAGCGTCCTCCGCAATCAAGAGACTTTCCAGGTTGGCAGGCAGCTGAATGAGTTCCGGTTTCAAAAGATTCAGCTTTTTGAGTTCAGCCTCCTTAAACCGGGCATCTTTTTCAGGGACATTCTTTTCAAGCATGATTCGGCACTGAGTCTGTGCATTTCGGATGTCGCCATCCACCACAAATCGAATCAAATTCCGTACGTCATCGGTCATTGTTATTTTCCTCCAAAAAAGAAAAGGCCGCCAAATGGCAGCCTGTTAATGTGATGCAATATTCTGATTTTTGTTTCTACTGCAAATAGTGTTTACCGTCGAAACAGAGAGATTATATTCAGTGGCAAGCGCCTGCACCTTCTCGCCTTCCCTGTGGCGTTTAGCAATCAGTGCATTACGTTCCGTGCTTTTTCGCGGACGGCCGCGTTTCTGTAAAATTCCAGCTCTGACATTTTCCTGATGAAACGTTTCATAAATCGCCGTTTTAGAGATTCCGTATTCTTTGGCAATAGTGCTGACCGAGACCCCTCTTTCGATTTTGCTTCGAATATCGGAATTCCTTTGATTGGTCTTGTCTTTCAGCGCCTTGTGATAGTATTCCTGACAGGTTTTTCCAATTTGGCGCATGTCCTTGTAAAGAGTGGATTTTGAAATACCGTATTTCTCACAGATGTCTTTTGAGGACGTTCCTGCCTCATAATCCGCAAGAATCGCCTTGCGCCTTTCATCCAACTTTTTGGAATTTGTATGTAAATGCCCTGCAAGGACGGTACGGACACTGCTTCGAGACAAAAAGTATTTTTTGGCGATTTCCTTATCAGTCATTCCGGCTTTCGCATCTTCCAACATAGCCGCATTGCGAACTTTCGTGGCAGCAGACTGCTTTTTCTTGTTCTTCTTAATCGTAGCTTGAGCGTATTCAGAAACAGTATAGTAGCACTGCTGATAAGTCACGCCATGCTTTTTTGCGATTTCAGCAACCGTCATCCCGGCTTTCGCATCTTGAATCATAGCTTCGTCGAGAGGTGCTCTTTTTGCTTTCTTTGCAAGATTCTTTTCTTTTGCTAGGTCTCTCACCATGGCATAGCAATAAGAGCTTGAAAAATACGTTTCCTTGGCGATTTCCTTGACAGTTTTGCCAGAAAGATACATTTCCCGGACTTTTTCTCGGTCTTCTTTGACCTGCTGCTTCGCAACATCTTTCTTTGATGCAGCCATGCAATTATTCCTCACTTTGACAACTTTTACTTTTCCCTGGGCCTGGACTATACCGCTTCATGGCGCGATATACGCTTCCCTTTTTGAGCCCGTATTCTTCCGCAAGCTCTTTGACAGAAACGCCGTTTTTGTATTTCCTGACCATCTCGGCGTTTCTTTTCTTGCCAGTCTCGATACGGTTTTGGCTGTGGATTTGTCGGCCATTCTTTCCGTGCGCATGAAGAATCCGATAAAAGAGCGTTCCACTGATGCCGTATTTTTCCTGAAGCTCCGGAGATTTTGCGCCCATCTCATATTCATGAATCATCTGGGTTTGCCAGGCTTTCTTCTTTGCTTTCCTCTGCCGGGCCTGTTCTTTGTAAAAGTCCTTCAGACTATATCGGACAGTAGAAACACAAATTTGATACTTTTCGGCCAGCTGTTCCTGGGACATACCGTTCTTGGCATCCTCCAGCATCTTTTCATTTCGCGCCCTGACTTTGTCATGAGTTAGACACACGTGGGTAATCTTGTTAATCGGCATTTTCGCTATTCTCCTTGGCTCTGGCTTTTACGTTATACTGGTAAATCCCATTTTGATGAAGGATAAGGTAACCTAGTGAAGGGCTGATATTTACCTCCCTGCTCAACTCGATAATCGATTTTCGAGGATTTTTCTTGTAAGCATCAAGAAAAGTTTGGTTCCGCATCTTTTTCTCTTTTTTGAGAGCCGTTTCAATATGATTGTATTTTTGGCTTTCGTACTCTCCGCTCGAATGCAAGATTGCATAAATACGCTGCATGGAAATGCCGTACATCTTGCCCAATTCTCTGGCCGTCATACCGCCTTTATACTGTTTAACAATTTGCTCATTTCGAGTGGTAAGTCTCTTCCTCTTTTTTTCAAAATAACGAGGCGGCTCCTGCGTACCTTTTAGAATCTTGTAGCACATCGTTTCTGAAAGATTATATTCCCTCGCGATTTCTAAAATCGGCTTTCCATTTTTGTAATCTTCGATGATGCTTTTATTGCGGTTCATGCGTTCTTCTTTGTTTGACATAAAGCCTCCGATAAAAAGAAAGAGCAGGTTCAAAACTGAGCCCGCCCTAGCCTTTCGGTCGGATTTTGCCCGACCAACGATGTTTTTTGATGCCTTTCGTTCTATATTTTGTATTATATGCAATTCGCACAGATACACAGTGTTTTTCTTTCTGGTAATTTATGGTAAGTACTGTGCAAAAAATAAGACCACTACCCTTTTCGGGGCAGTGGTCTCGATTGCTATTGCTTTTGAAAATCAATCCAGTAGTTTTCCGGCCTTGTATGAGTGGTACAAATAGCTCGGATTACAATAGTAAGTTGCAGTATTAAAATCTGAGATGTCATCGCTAATGAACGAGGAAAATACATCAATTACATCCTGGACACCAGGAGTGCTAGTACAGTCAAAGATGATGCGCTGGTACACTTTTCCGATATCTGTATAAGATGGAACCTTGTAGTGGCAGTTAGACACCGTATCATACGTTCCTTCCGGCACAGGAAAAAGCTCACAAATTTCATCGGCAGATTGCTCAAAGCTCTGGCAGTGAAACACATCCGCTGAGTCGAGAATTGCCTTGACTCCGTTTGTGCCAAGAGCAGAAACCACATCCTTGCGATGATTCTTCGTAACGCGGCCGATATATTCAATCAGGCTGCAGGTATAAAAGACATCGTTTTTGCTGTAGGTTGCAGTTTCAGTCATACTTCAATCGCCTCCTTAAAAGAGAGACATTTCAAAGCGACTTCCGTGTGAAAGCTGATTTGATGCGTGGGATGCTTGAATTTTGCCAACGCCCAAAAAGCTTCACGGCTAATATCACCGCTTAGAAAGTCGTTGACGTAGTTCCAAATGGTGTCATCCGCCATGGGTCCTTCCACAATATCATAGTCATGATGTTTGCCCGAGCGACATATAGCAATAAAATCAAGCCACTCATCACTCATTTCGGGGAATTTCTTAATATTTAGCATGGGAGATTCTGTATATTCAAACACGTTGACAATACCACGAGACCTGCCTTTTTTTGACCAGCGAGCGGCTTGTTCGTAGTTGTTAGTGCAATAGAATCCCCATGAAAAATCTTTGGTGTACCTTGTTTTTCTGACCTCAGGGTTGCGGACTATTACATCGCTGCCATGATACAGAACCATTATTATCACTTCCTTGCATATATTATACTTGTTTTTATGTGTCAACACAATCATTTCGTATGATTTTGGTTCCTACGCTTTTTGCTGAAAGAACCCGAATCAAAGTTTCGTTCTAGGAGTATTAGTTGTTCGATTCCCCCGGCAGCCACTGCTGCGGATAGGCACGAAGGCGGTTACTCGGCACGCAGTCATTCAGAGCAGAGTTCTCAGCAAGCGCCATATCAATGATGTAGTAATCATTGCCGTTGCGCATTACATCGACGCTCCACTGCCCTGTCAACTCAATGCGAGGAATAACCTTCTTCAGCTCAGCCAGAACAGTTTGAACGCTTTCGTGGTAACGCTGGTTCAGAATGTCTTCATGCATCTTGTAGACAACATAATCATGGCGTTCCTGTGGGCTGCTGACTTTTTTGAATTCGTTCTTCATAACATCGCTGCGCCAATAAGGACTTGCGCCAAGGATTTCCTTTGTATCAAAATCCACAAACACGCGATATTCAGTGTGCAGCGGCAAACCGTTGTAGATGGTGGGGTTATTTTCTTTGTCCTTGATGTATTCTCTGACGACCCACTCGTTCGTGGTGTTCGCGCCGTAGAAGCAGCGATTGTTCAGAGGGGATGCCATCGAGCATGTCAGATGATTCAAAAACAAGAAATACTCGCCCATCTCATTGATTTCCTTCGGGTTATGGATATGAGCGTTGCGGAATTCGTATTTGGAAGAATACGTGCCCGTTTTGATAAAATAGTCTTCGTATCCATCAAGATGGAAGACTTTCTGGCAATAACGGTTCACGATTTCCTTTGTAACGGGATTCAACGTCTCGAAACCAAGGCGGGTAAGCTGCAGCATGGTAATAGGTACGCGAAGAATTTTTGTGTCCGGAACCTTGAAAAATGCGCTGCCGTACAATCCCTCTACCAGAGGAGGAAACCAGAAGCCCATAGAGTTGGGGTTCATCTCAAGCATCTGATAAGTGAAGTCATCAAGGTCGAGGATGTCAAGACCTTGACGGAACATGTTGTAGTAGAACAATTTTGTGCTGTCGTTCTTTGCATTCTTGTAGCCTGCGTAGTTTTGAAGCAGTTCCTTGTACGACGGCTCAGAAATGTCAATCTTCATCAACTTTCCGGTGAGCTGCGGACGGAGTTCTTCGGGGTAGCGTTTCAACTCCTCGTTTGTAACCTCTGTCATAAAGTCGCGGTTGGCAGAGTATGTCACATAATAGCCACCGCGTTCCGCGTTGTAGATGTACAGACGCGTTTCAAGCACCAGTTCTGTGACGATGCGGTCAATGAGCGAATTGAGTTCCGGTGGGAAGTAGACCTTTTTGTCGAGAATTGCTTTGACTGTAGCTGTATCCCACTGGAGCATATTTTCATGCAGCTCTCCGCTTTCAAGAACCTGTGTCTTATAGACCTCATCAAAGGATTTGAGGGCATCAGGGTTAGTTTTGAGCATTGCTGCAAGCTCCTCATAGGAAAACGGCTTATCTTTCTTATCGGTTAAGATGGCGCTGATTTGTTCAAACATGTCTTTTGTTTCAGTCATTTGTGGTCTCCTTTTCTAAAAAAGCCACCGTTTCTGTAGGAAAACAGTGGCAATGTATAAGTGATATGGTTTAGCTTGCAATGTACAACTCGCTGTTGGAAATGTTCTCCAGCCAGTTTTTGTTCATTACATTACCAAAACGATATTTCTTCTGCGACTTGTAGGACCAATCGCAGCCGGAAACGACATCACCGATGGCGTTCAAGTACAGCTCGCCGCTGTAAAAGTCGATATTGCCGGTTTTGTTGAATTCGTATTCGAGCTTGTCTACATGAGGTTCACGCTTTTTATAGATATTCGAATCGAGATTCTTAGCACGCCCTTCGTTCAGTAAATAAGCCAGATGAAAGTCCGTTACCTTATCGTTACGGTTATATTTCAAGCCACTAAGGATACTTTTACTTTCATATGGGATTGCTTCGTGGAAGTTATCACTGCTGATGCAAAGACCGCACATATAGTCATCTTTTTCATCGCAGTAGGCCCACCACTCCAGACTCGCCATAGCAAGGTCAGCCATCTTATCGACAGCTTTTCCGTTAGTGACCATGTAAAAGCTTCCAACGGCGATACCGCGCTCTTTGACAGCTTTCAAGGTGTATCGAATTGCCGGTATATTCAGAGAGATTTCCCCACCGGTAAAGGTAAGAGAGCTGATATAAGCTCCCTTCTCAAAGTTGTCGAGAAAAGCATCGATGTACTTCTCCTGAATATCGATGCTTTCGGCATCTCCGCGCAGGCAGTGCGCACAGCACATATTGCACCGGCGCGTAACTTCTATGAATACGTTGTTTGCGCCATAAATACGCATTTATTTCATGCCCTTTCTGTTATTCTTCCGCGCAATCCTCGTAGTCATCCGTGAAACTCTCGTTGCGGTCAACGACAACATTCACATCGGGCGGAGCGATTTTAGTCAGACCATAGTTCAAGAAGAACGAGCCGGGAATGTCATCGACATCGCCCCAGTTCCAGCAACCACAGTTGATTTCCAGCTGTCGTTTGCCTTCATCCGTCTTGAGATAGTCCTTGACAGCACTGCGCAGGACCGTTTCGGGGTCACGGATTTGCTCCGGATTGTAGCTAAACTGAATCAGTGTGCATTCCGTTGCGGATAAGCCAATGACCTCATTGGCGACGATAGTGAATACTTCCATCGTAAGTTCCCTCCCCTCACGCGTTGACGATACCGCCGTGCTTGGCAAGCACTGCATCCACCGTCTCAACGGGGACATACCCATAGACGGTAAATAGCGGACGGGCTTCGTTCTCGGCATACGGCAGAAACTCCTCGACCGTCTCAGACAGATTGCCGAGCTCGACCTTGGAGTAATCGCCGTCCTGCAGGTCCTTACTCGGTCTGCAGTAGTGCATGCTGCTTGCCTGAATCGACAGGTTGAAGCCGTCTGCACAGACTGCAATCGGCCGAAGCGCAGGGGTGCCGAAGATGGTTTTGGAAAAGGTCTTGCGGAGAAATTCGTTAACATTGTTGATAGCCATAGCGGTATACTTCCTTTCTGTTGTATGAGATGTTTTTTGTCAGATGTACTTTTCCCAGAAGCGCTCGAACTCTTCGTCCGGCATCTGGGCTTCGGTTTCATCCATCACACGGTCGTAAGTATCACTGGAAATGTCGGTCCCGACAAAATCAGCAACAGCCTCATGTCCACGCTTTTGGATGGCATCCTTCAGGATAGCCCAACGGCATTCGTGAATGGCATCATCCAGCGTTTTGTTGCCATCAGGCTGCCAATACTCGCCTGTCTGCTGAATTCTATAAAACTCATCCAGCGCATCATCAACATTGTTTTCGAGAAGAATATCGTCAATAAAATTGATAGGATAATCCTTGCCGTTGATTTTCACTTCTGCATAACTGAAACAGTCGTCGTCACACGGCATTGCTGCACAGGTGACATCGAAAATTTCGTGCGTTTCCTTGTTTACCTTGCAAGGCAACTGGAATGTTGCTCCGGACTCGAAGTAAGAAAAGACGACCGCTTCCTCAACATCGTTGTCGGGGCATTTCGCAGACTGGATGAATTCCGGCATAGACAGCACATCAATACTCTCTCTTCGGTCGCCCATGGTAGGATAAACCTTCATGATTGTATAACCATCATGCTGCAGCTTTCGGATAGCACGGCACAGGTCCACACGGATTTCGTGCGAATCCATAATGGTGCCACGGTCATCCTTAGGTAGGAAGATTTCGATAACTTTGTTGATGTCAGGGGTTTCGGCAACGAAGTAGACTTTGTCATCGTAAATTTTGAACATTACATTACGCTCCTTTTGGTTCATACAAAAAAGGCGGGCTCCCTAAAAACAGGAAGTCCGCCCTTTAAGCGAAATTGTGAATGTACGAAAGGCATAAAACCCTTTCGATATGGAATGTTATCTATCGTACAATTTTTATTGTAGTCGGTTCGCACAAGCACGCAACTATGATTTGGGATTTGAACCGCAAAAACAAAATGGTCAGACAGAGCTTGCGACTTTGTCTGCAATTTAATTTATTGACAATTTGGTGCTGTGTTGGTATAGTTAGAGTGAAAGGAGGGTTGTATTGCAATGGATATTTATCAAGAGCAAATCAGAGACATCTTTGGCACCACCGACCTTAATCAGCTGCGCCAGTATGCTGCACAGCTCAAAAGTGTGCCATGCACTCAAGAAAATCCACGCAATGCGGGAAGAAAATCTTGTTTATCTGAAGACCAGATAGTCGATATTGTGGAGCTGCATAATTCCGGTTTTAGTGCAGCTGCTATCGCGGATAAATACGAAGTTTCCCGCCAGACGATATACAAGTATCTCGACAAAGCTCAGCATTTCAGTGACGACCCGAATTATACTCTGCGCATCAACTACATGAACAGGCAGCAGCTCTGTACTACGATTGATGTTGATTTCCGCCACGAAAAAATCAAAATCAAAAACTATACAGATAAAATTCCTCTTCGCGCATTTGGTGTGGTGGAAGAACCTTCGTGGAAAGATTTCGAGATTTTCCTGCAAGACCGTTGCCTTCCTGCGAGCCGGGCCGGTATCAAGGAAATTCTGTGTGATATGGGCGTTCCTTTTTATGACCCGCTCCTTATCATCGAGAAGACGGAAGGCCGCATAGCAGGTGACCATCAGTGGATGCAGCTTATTAAGAGACCTGCCGCGTAACAGGAGGCCAATATGCAGCTTGTTGACTTCAACAACTTAAAGCCGCAAGAAACTCTAAATCACACATCTAAAGGCAATCAGCTAAAATGGAAGTACGACGGTTACTGGTATAAGGCTGACCACATGGGATACGAAGGCTTAGCCGAAAGCATCGTGTCTGCATTGCTTGAAAAGTCCAGTATCAAGTACCCTTTCGTGAAGTACGAATATTCCAAGATTTTATATCACGGTCGGACATACAATGGATGCAGAAGTGAGAATTTTATTCTCAAGAACAGCAGAGCCACGCTAATACCTCTCGAAAAGCTCTATCGCAGCTATACCGGTGGCAGCCTTGCCATTGATACTGCAAAGCAGGGTGATGTCCAAGAAAGAATCAAGTTCTTGGTTGATTTCGTTGAGAAGCATACCGGAATCAGAGACTTTGGACCATATCTGACAGCAATGCTCGAAGTTGATGCTTTCTTCTTGAACGAGGACCGCCACACGAACAACATCGCTGTTTTGTATGACGATACCGATGAGACCTATTCGCTCTGTCCGTTGTTCGACAATGGCTTGTCACTCTTATCCGACACCAGTTTGGATTTTCCTTTGGAACGACCATTAGAAGATTGTCTGCAAGCAATAGAAGCAAAGCCGTTTTCGCGGCATTTTGATGACCAGCTTGATGCTGCAGAGGGATTATATGGCATCCAATTGAGATTTTCTTTTGGTTCGCATGATGTAAAGGACATAATCGATGCATTCCGTTCTGAGTATGGCAATGACATCTGCAATCGTTGTGAAGCGCTTATTCGTCGGCAGATGCATCATTATAGCTATCTCATACAAAAATGAAAACAGGGCAACGGCCATTGCGGTCGCTGCCCTATTGTTTTGCGCTGCTGCATGAAAAAAGCCGCCCACCAGAAGGTGAACGGCGCTGTGATTAGCTGTTAATGTTCTGCGCTTCAGTCAGATGATTTGTCGCAAGTGCTTCAGAGACGCCATAGGTATGCATCAGCGTTTTGACAGTATCCTTTGCTTTGCAGCCCATTTTCAGGAGCATAGCTGCTGCTTTGGTGCGTTCTTCCGAAGAAAGCTCATCAGCAAATTTATCGATTTCTTTGCACATGAATTTTAGCCCCTTTCCTTTAAGGTTTGCAAATTCCGCAAGCCGAATACCCTTCCTGGATGAGTTCGTCACGCGAACCCATATAGTCGATTCGATTCTTCTGGCTCATCGATTCGACTGCAGAGCAATCGGGTCTGTGAAACTTCATGGTGCTTGTGTTCAGAACGTATGTCTCGTCTATCATAAGCGAGGCATTGTCCTGTTTATTTTCGGAGCTCGCAGCAGAACCCGCTTCAATCCGATTCTCATCATGATATTCACCGGAAGTGAAACTTACCTCTTTGCCATCCGAGGTACAATAGATATCGCCCAGCAGGTCTGTGCGATAAATCTCAACACCCTTGTTTTGCAGCTTGTCGAGTGTTTCCTGATGCGGGTGGCCATAGCTGTTCCCTGCTCCACAGGAAATCACAGCATAGGTCGGACTCACTGCGTCCAGAAAAGCCTCTGAGGTAGATGTGCTTGAGCCGTGATGACCTACTTTCAGAACTGTTGACTGAATGTCTTGTCCTGATGCAAGTATCACATTTTCTGCTTCCTGTTCAGCATCACCGGTAAAGAGAAACGAAGTATCCCCGTAGACAATACGCAGAACAATCGATGTGTTGTTTGTGTCATCGGGAACAGAATTAACACCAACTATCGTGAATTCCGCTTCCCCCAGAGTGTAGGTTTCACCCACATCCGGTATCGTGATGCCTCCGCCTTTTTGCTCCGCGCAGCTTGCAAAGTCCCGAAATGCTTTGCTGTCGTATTCCGTCACAGGGCATAGAGTCATGTCCGCAGTGACGGCCTCAAAAGCACCGGACAAGCCGCCGATGTGGTCTTCGTGCGCGTGAGTCCCAACGACATAATCCAGGTGTCCATCGGTTTCACGCTGCATAACAGAATATAAGAGGTTAGAATCATCTCCATTACCGCCATCAATAAGCATTGAGTGGCCGTCGCAGGTAACAAGAGCGGAATCCGCCTGCCCTACGTCTATAAAATGAATGGTAAAGCTGCCGTCCACCGAACCGCCAGCCGTCTGGTCACTGCTCACAGTGGTTTCTGAGACGACCCCGATACTGGATGGACTTTCCGATATTATCGGATTCTGACCGCAGCCGGTGAAGCTGAGTGCAAAGAGCGTAGCGATGATTGCCGCCGTGCTCCGTAAAAGCTTGTTTTTGAGTTTCATACTTTTTCTCCTTTCAACAAAAAAAGCGGACCTACCCCGTGATGGGATAAGTCCGCTTAAAATACAGATTGTGAATCCTACTGATTTTTAGTATCTGTTCACATTTTATATTGTACTGCGTTCGTATATTTTGGCAAGCGCTATTTTTCCCCAAACTTGATGTCGATATATACAATCTCAAAGCACAGTGCAGCGCACAAGGCAAATCCGAGAACGATATACGACGGGTGAGTTAAGGACCAGCCAGGATTCGCTAGATACCCATGCCAATATCTAATGTTAAGTACAAAAATAAACACCGGCAGAATTAGATACCAGATGCTTTCCAGCACAATTTTGATGTCTTTTCGCATTTCACTCGCCTCGAAATTCGAGCGGAATCATGGTCCGGCGCTTTTGGCTTTCTGAATACCAGATAACGCCAAATCCGGCCAGGATAGCGAAAATGATGATTTTCAAAAGCTTCTTCATTTATTTCTCCTTTTATGCTGCGGATGCAAAGATGTCACCGCAAGGGCAGTTATAAAACATTTTATACCGACTTGTCACGGCCAATATATCCCAATTCTTAATATCTCTCTCCTTTTTTAGAAAATTTTTATCGCTGCGAATATCTTTATGGCATCGTGATATTCGCAGAATAATTGTTTATGCTTTGCTCATTTTTGTCAGTCGCTTAGCAACTGACATGATGAGCCATTTCTGGGTTTTCTCCGAGAGTTGGCGGGGCTTGCATTCGATTTTCTTGCGAATCCCGCAGGTACTTTCGCCGTTGTAATATAGCAGAACTCCTATACCATCAGGAATCTCATCTTTGACTTTCTTGTATAGTGCTAACGGCATCGCATAGTAGTTACAGTGCCCCACAAAGTTGTGGCCATGGTCAGAGTGAAAGTCACTCACGGAAACCTTAATTTCCACGCAGGTGATGACGGTGTCGATGGTGTATGTATGTTTCGTCTTATATAGCCTGCAGAACCGTTCCGTACACGGTTCATTACGAAAACTCCAGTTGGCGATATCTTTAGGGCATGATACTTCCTGCGTCCACTGCCGGACGGACGGCATAACTAAGTCTCTGTCCTCATCCCTGTACATTGAGAGTTTGCAGGTCCCACATTTTGTTTCTGATGTGAAGCACTCTTGGACCCGAACGAAGTCAACAAGACCGGATTTTATCGAGCCACACTCGACAGGTACTTCCAGAGCGTCGAAGCCTTGACGGAACGAATCAACCCGGTATCCACCATAGCTGGTAGGATGCCAAACCTTTAGCGCTGATTCTATTTTTTGAGTCAGAAGAGTTTTTGCCATGGCTGCTCCAATCCTCATCGAATGATTTCGTGCGCAATAACGTCGGATTCCGTACAAAAGATATCGCTGTAATCGGCCTCATCATTGCCCGCACAGACCTCATGCTGATATGGTGCCGTGCCCTTGCGTTCAATTTCGATGCGCCAGATACCGTTCGTATAGCGCACTACCAAAATCGTGTCATCATCCAAGAACAGCCTGACTCCCTTGACATCGAAGCAACCAATTTCATCGACTCCATAGTTGGAATTATCCAGGCAGACAAGGTCGTCACTGGACCCATAAATTTTGACCACGTTGCACCTCACACCGTTTTCTGTTCGCTGGTGACAATGCGCGGGATGAATAGAAATTCAGTTTTTCTTGTTTCAGTGTTGGTCCTCCGAATGACCGTGCCATCCCGGATGATTTTCACGCCGTCCTTTTTGATGACGGGCTTTTCATCGCCGACAAAGTTCATCAGTTCCAATTCCTCGACAGTATAGTTGTCCCGGTGCAGCCATTCCGTGAGCTCACCGTCATCGTCGAAAACCGGGACAGCCTCGCTTCCCAGCGTGCTCCTTGCTTTGAATTCATTCATAGTTTTCGTCCTCCTTGCAACAATTTTCCATGCGTATTATCAGAATTCCGGGATTATATCTGAGCTTTGCAACATTCGTACAGCCGCAAAAAAAGTCAAGCCGATTTAATTTAGGTTTATACCGCCTTCTTCGTCTTCTTGGTTTCGGGCTTTACGATACCGCCGTTGGCATCGTAGACATTGTATGGAAAGTCACCGTTATTGACGCGCTTAGCAACGCGCTGCCCGGTGGCAGTCTTATAATACTGGTTCAGTCGGTTTGCAGTACGGAAAAAGGCAAACCTTGCATACTGTGTGCCGCGCTTGACACGATTTTCGCGCAGCAGTTCGTCCCGCAGCGTGATAGCATAATGTTCGGCTTCATTGTTGGTGAACCCCGAATAGAACACGTCCATGAACTTCTCGATATAAATAGCGGGAACATCGTTCATGGCAGCCACAATGATGGCCGCTGTCGTGCCTGCGGAATTGAGTCCCGGCAGCGTAGCCTTCTTGATGCACTTGGTGGCGGATTCGATTTGCGTGCGGTATTTCATCAGCCATTCGCTCAAAGCTTCCTCGTGACTGAGGTTCGAGCCCGCGAACACGCGGCCGATGAGGTTTGCTGCGGAGAGAATCGTATTGTTCGTCCAGCTCATATCGTACTCGGACATCTGCACGCGATTCGCCATGGAGCGGATGTTCCCGGAATCGATGTGCTGAGACTTAGCGGCATTAAAGGTCACGTTCATACGCACGGTCACACCGGACTCGACGATAGCGAGCAGCCGATGCTGTCCGTCAACCAGCGTGCCATCGGAGGCGATGGCAATACCCTGATGCGTAGTATCCCAATGTCCTTCTCTCATGTCTTTCGCCATCTTTTTGACTTTGGCGACGTTCACGTTCCGATTGTTATCGTTCCTCTCAAGCCATTTTGCTGCCTGTTCGGGCGAGATTTCGTAGCCATCCCGCGTTCTCTGATTGAAATTATAGCGTCCCATTTGTGATTCCTTTCTGCCCAAGTAGGCGTGTGTTTGATATTTGTTATTGATATTCAGAAAAATTCCCTGATTTGTGATTATATTCGTGTTGGTCGAGTTGGCGTGGCTGCATCGAAACAATGCGCAACGTTCTGAGCCCGTGCATAACACCTTCTCTCACCAGCGGCGATAAGGTATCCCTGCCGCTGAGGTTATGAGTCCTAGCTCTGTCGTCTGAATCAGCCGAAGCTAAGCTGTTCCGAATCAGTCGAGAAGAAAGTTGCCTTTTTCTTAGCCCGCTCTTTTGCGCTCTTGCTCATAGGCTTCTTTGCCCCATCCAGATGATGCTTGCTCTTGTACGAATTTTCATTCTTTGCCATGTTATATCTTCCAATAAATAATCCCCACGCAGACATCTCAATCCGCATGGGGACCACAAAAGAAAGAGCCGCAGAAACATAATCTCTGCGGCTCACACTTATTTATCTTATATTTCCTATCATATCCAATTCGCACGGATGTACAAGGCAAAATTATGGCAAAGCCGTGGCAAAGACAAGGCACATGGGACTTGTTCCGTTGCTGAACAGGAAATGCCAAAAATCAACCGCTTTGCCCAAATATGTCATCTCGTGTGTTTTCTTGTCATTTATTGTAAATTCATGCTTGCTTTTTGGTGCGGGATGTGCTATTATAATTACAGAAGATGACATTATTATACAGCAAATGACACATTTGAAAGGAGTACACCATGATTTCTGTTAACCTCGCCACGCCCGTGATTTTCTATAAGCAGCTGCTCGGCATCGCTAAGAAGCTTGATGTGGATGCTGATTTTTTGAAAGGCTTTCTCACCAACGCCAGGTGTTATGTCGAGGATGCCGGAAAAGGTGAAGTACTTGAGCTGGACAACTCGGCCGACACGATAACGAAAGTTGTCGCAACCCGTGAGAAACGTTTTTATGGCGCGGAAGCCATTGTGGAATTCGCCAAGAGCAAAGGCGTGGATATTTCTGCACTGAACCATTTTGAACTTGGTGCAGATATCTCTGCCCATGCAACGGAAGACCAAGTTGCCAACATCACTGCATTGGCCGCACGAGTCGAGCGCCTCAATAATCGGTACAAGAGTCTTGCCCGGCTTGAAGCCCCGGACGTCATCCTGATGAACGAAGCAAGGATGGTGCGTGACGCAGTAGAGCAGCTGGAAGATAACAGCGGTACATACTCCCCGGCTCTTGACCAGAACGGGGTTGCCTATCAATCCTTGAAGGATATTGGGTATTCTCTTGTCACCGGTTGGGACAAGTCGGTACTTGAAAAGAACAGCAATAAGGATGCGGAGGCCACCTTTCCCAAAGAGCCCGACTTTCAAAGGCTGGCATCGCTGGTCAAAAAAGCCATCGGAACCCGCACACAGGGTAAGTTTGCGTTTCAAGCGGGGCTGACTCGTGGATATATCAGTAACCTTGCGAACGGCAACGCGAAAGCTCAGCCGACCGAGAATACCATCAAGAAAATTGCAAGCGCAACAGATGCTGTCACGGAGAACGAGCTTCGTATCGCCTGTGGGTATGAGCCCTTGCCTGACGACGAGAAAGACAAGCTCTCTATGCAGCGTGCAAGCATGTCTGATGACGCATGGCAGAAAGACAACGTGGATGCATTCCTCTCTTTTCTGAATGAAACGATTCCAATGTCCACTCCTCTTTCGTCCACTGAAATTCTTCAAGCTCTTTTCAAGGAAAAATACGGTGACAAGAACGACCAGATTCTGCTGGAGAAGGTCTCTGCCCCCGGCACCTATCGTGCGGAAGGTACGGCTGCTAATGTCATTCTACCCATTCGTCTTTGTTGGTTCAGCTTCAAGCGGATGCTGATGCAGACCCTCTATGTGGGACTTATCGGGCATTACAGCAAAAACGATGAGCTGTACATTACCGGATACATTTCTTCTGTGAAAGAGCTGCATGACGCGGTTCCGGCGCTGCGAGGCGGCATTGATGCGGCCTATGACGCGAGTCTGCCGGAGGGAATCGACATCATGAAGTTCCCGGTATTTTACACGGCTTCCAATGTTCAGGAAGCATACAAGCGGGTCCAGCAGAAAATCGTCTCCAAAATTGACGATTACTTTGCCAGCGAAGTGAAGGTTCGCGTTTCCGGCATCGGCTTTTATACTGATACCCTCTCGGATGAAAAGTTTGTGGAATTCATGCGCCTTCATAAAGCAGCGCTGACCGCTCCTTCTGCTCCTATCGAACTCCGGGACATCTATGAAAACGTTGTTGAACGTCACGGCCGCCCTGAGGATTTCCTTGTGGAAGCCAGCGACTTTGACTGTAAGGCTTCCGTTATCGCCTATGCGATGAACAATGAGACGATTCTCTGTGCAGGGCAGGACATCTTTGACGGGATGCTGGGCAGCAAAGAAACCGATGCAGAAAATTGCTCTTGCGTTTCTGTCTCTGACAAAGAGTTTGCCCGTCTGCATTCCAAGTATAATCTCAAGAAAGAGGACGTTCTGGAAGTCATCAAGGCATACGCGCAGGAGCTCGGTCTGGAGTACGGCCCCGTCAACTATTTCATGATGTGTGACCCGAAATACGCAAATGACCTTGGCGAAGTTGTTCAGTGAGTTGTTCTGAATGCGGCAAGGTGATTCGCTGCCATAATGGATGAGGTGTTTCCTATGACACAAACCGATACCAATACCCGTATTACCGGCCTTGGCTTTTACTTGGATGAAATCGAAAAGCCGATATTTTGCATTTTTCTTGAGAATCATCGTCAGACTATAGATGCCATGAGCGCATCTGCTTCTGTTCGTGCATTTCTTGACCGTATATGTCTCGATAACGGCCGCATTAACTACGATGAGGCGGATAGGCTTTTGGCGAAAGATGAGGATTGTGCTTTGCTCGGTAAATGTCTTGCCTCCGCCCTTAATCACGAATTTGGAGAAGAGTTGCTCTCCTGCCACTATAGCAGCTCAACTGATATTAACCGTCCGTGCCTTATCCTTTTACCTGAAAAAGTCAAGGATGAACCGGCCATAGCATGTGTGCAAAAGGCAGCAAATGAGCTGCTCGTCGATTTCGAGCATGTGTGCCACGACACCCACTAAACAAAAAAAGAAGGCTGCTACCCGTGATGGGCGGCAGCCTTTTGTCTTAAAAAAGGAAATGACTCGCAAATATTATTTACTCGTTTGTTTTTTTAGCTTGTCCCTCGTTTCCATCAGAATAATCCCAAGCCGGTTCTGACCCGGGATGTTCCGGCATTTCGGGCAATGGCAGTTTCCCCAGTAGTTATCGTGCCAACTGGTGGTATCTTCCTCGATTGGCTGCGTTCCCGTTTCGAGGAGACGCTGCTTGAGGTCTTTATTCTGTTCGAATTTAGCCATCACCACGCGGCGCATTACATCGTCCCGGGTTTCGTCCCAGTTGGCAGGGAAAGCCACATGACGGCCAAAATGCTTAGCCGTTGCCGGAGGCATGTCTGAAAATTGTTTGCGCTCTTCCAGCGGAACCTTGTGGCTCTGAAACGCTGCTTCGGCATTCTTGTAACGAATCCCATTCATCACAAATTCGCAAGAATAATAGTTACTCATAAACCAGTAGCGAGGGGTATCTTTTCTGAATCGAATCATACGAATCTCCTATTCTCTATCTCATGCGGCGGTTTTATTGCCGCTGTTCTTTTTCTCTACTGCTGTACTCAAAAGACCATCAAACAACTCAACTGCCGTAGACACAAACAGCTGGCTCTGAACCGAGACTTTTCCCGGCTCCGGAGTCCGCTCTTTCATGTGCGCAGCAGCATTATAAATTGCCGCCAAAACCCCATGCTTCATCAAAGCAGATTCTTTGATATCCTCATTATCAGCAGTAAGGTAGTTGGCAAGGTTATAGGCCCGTCCAAGCATCAGCTCATCGTACAGCGGAGCATTGTGCTGGACCATGGTAGTGTAAACAGCAGGTTGTTCTCCGAAAGTGCTGAATCGGATGCCTCGGAATCCAGAATTCAGCTCATACAAAAGCGCGAGGCGTTCGGTCAGAAATACTGCCGTCTCAGCAGTCTTCTTTGCCGTTTTATCAGATAACGGAGCGGCATTGTTCTGCTGTGCCGCGTGCAGAATTTTTTTGGCTAAAAGCCGTTTCGCATATTCCTGCACATCGTGGTCAAGCTCATAGTAAATATGGCTTGCCGTCTTGTTTGTACGCATCTTGTTACCTCCTGGTTCTTGCCGCCTTCTGTTGTTCGACCCACGCTTCGGCTTCCTCTACCGTGGCATACACTGCCGTCTCACCGCGCCGGGCAATCTGCTTTCGGGCATTCTGAGCTGCCTGCTCACTCTTGTAAGTTTCATAGCCAATGTAGGACCCATCCCATCGGGCAAGGCAGCAATAATATTCGTGGCTCTTAGCGGGAGCTGTCGGGACAAAGGGAGGAGGCACTGCGGGTGTTGCCTGAGTCGGCTGTGCGGCAGGAATCGGTGTTCCAGTCTTTCTGGCAATTAGATTCTGCTTTTCTGCCATCCAGGCATCAGCTTCCTTCGTATAATAGAAGTACTTTGCTTCGCAAGTATTGAACAGTGAATAATACAGATTCAACATTTCTTTTTCACTGTTGCAGACCTTCTTGCGAGCCAAATTGTAGCTTGCATCGTAGTAGCAGCAGATGAAAGCATCCCCACGCGGTGCTTTCTTCGTCTCGTCTTCCTTGTAGTCTGGATACAGCTTGGCGAGGTCTTCTGCCGTATTCTTTTCCGGGTCCAGCGTGGATGCGTCGAACCCATTCGGAAGTTTCCAGTCATGAGAACTGATGATGTCCAAAAAGCTGCTTGCATAGCGCAATGTCCAGCGCCCAACATGGACGAACCCAAAACTTTCAAGACACCGAATCTGTTTCGGGGTAGCCATTCCGCTGGCTCTGCGAGCAATGAGTCGTTTGAGAATTGCAGCGGCAAGGCCCTGAGATTTGATGGCATCCCCTTTTACGCCGTAGCACGAAATACTATCGATGATGTCATCGGAAGGCTCCTGCCTCTCACTCTCAAACATCGGCTGATAATCGTTGAGTTCCGGCGCTTCGATGCTGAAAATGTACTGCAGCGGGTCAACCAATCCTCTCGGCTTTTGACGCTGTGCCTTGAGCTGGCGCTGAATCGTATCCTGCTTTTCGAGTTCACACAGTGCTTTCCGCTTTTCCTCGTCCAGCTCAGTCTGTGCTTCCTCGATTGCCTCAATCAGCCCCAATTCGGGACTCCCGAAATTCTCCTGGCTATTCGAACCGGTGAGTGCCGCATCCGCCAGCATATCGGTGGTCTTTTGTGCCACTTCCGGGTCTTCACAGAAAATATCAGCAGGATGGCAAAGACTATGTTTCTTTGTCAGCCACAGGAAATCCAGCACGAGAAGATTCTTTTTCCCTTCACATAGGCGTGTTCCGCGTCCCACAATCTGCGCATACAGGCTACGGCTCTTGGTAGGACGCAAGCAGATGATACAGTCAACGGTCGGGCAATCCCAGCCTTCCGTCAGGAGCATCGCGTTCGTCAGCGCCTTGTACTCGCCATTGTCAAACCCTTTCAGAACGTCCTTCCGGTCCGCAGATGCGCCATTGACTTCTGCGGTCTTGAAGTTTCGCTTATTGAGGATATTACACAGTCTTTTGCTGATTCGTACCAGAGGCGTAAAGATGACAGTCTTTCGGTTCTGGCATTCTCGCACAATGGCATCCGCAATCGTGTCCAGATACAGGTCAAGAACATTGCCGAGGTCCTGAGCACTGAAATCACCGGCATTGATATGAACCTTGCTGATGTCTACCTCGACCGGAATTGTCTTCGTGTTAATTTTGCAGAGATATCCTTCCCGAATTGCATCCGGGAGCTTATATTCAAATGCAAGACTATCAAAGATATCAGATAGGGATTTCATGTCGCTTCGGTCGGGTGTTGCGGTCACGCCCAACACTTTGGCATCGATGAAATGCTCGAGAATTCCCTTGTAAGTTTTGGCTGCCGTGTGATGCGCTTCATCAATGATGATAGTCCCGAAATAATCACGCGGATACTTCATTAACCGATTCTGCTTAGAGAGAGTCTGAACACTGGCAACCACGACCATCTTATCGGAATCGAGCGCCGAGCTTTGCGCTTTCTCTAACGCGGTCTCTAGCCCCGTCACCATCTTGAGCTTGTCGCTTGCCTGCTGTAAAAGCTCTTCCCGGTGCGCAAGAATCAAAACGTGTTCACCCTTTGCCACCTGGTCGTTCACGATGCTTGCAAACACAATAGTTTTGCCGGTTCCGGTCGGCATCACAACCAGCGTTTTCTTATTCCCGGCATCCCACTCTCTATGAATCGCCGCAGCAGCTTTCTGCTGATATGGCCGTGGGTCAATCTTCTTTGTTGTAATCATATTTCACCCAAAAAACAAGCAGGCCCGAAATGAGCCTGCCTTACTTTTTCTCAATTTAGTTCATTGCCCGCTGCATCACAAATATAATGCCGGTTGCCAAAACCATAACGCCAATGTCTCTGACAACGGTTCCGACCCGTTTATCATTGGTAATGTCCTGATTCCATTCAAATCCCCAACCAATCATAGCGACACCAACCACAATCAAAATAACACCAACAATCGTTAAGCTTTCTTCTGATAAACCGTACATAGTGCATTTCCTTTCCGCAAACAAAAAAGTCCCGCACAAACAACTCATGCGGGACAACGATAAGATATATTTTTGGTTTATATTTTTCATTGTACGTAATTCGCACAGATTGACAATAGAAAATTACAAAAAAATTCCCGCATGAGCGTCGCTGCTCACACAGGAAAAAATTTCTTAATATTCAGTGCAGAGAACCGTCAAAAGGCTGGAGAAGTAGTACATTGCGATGGTCGTGATTTTCACAGCATCGCTTCCCTGCCCGTTTGCAAGGCGTGTAAAGGTTCCGCCGTTCTTGAGTCGGGTCATGGTCAGGTACATGAGCATATAGGTGTTCACATAGACGTCTGTATATCGCTGACCGTCGTCCTCGTAGCGCTGCGGGATACATTCCTGACTCAACATTTCAATGAGCTGATACCAGGATTTCAGATACAGAGGGCTCTTCGGTTCATTCAGAGCATTCTGAGCCTGCTTCTGGTATTCTTTCAGAGTTTCATCAGTCAGGGGCATAAACTCGACGTTTGCAAATTTGTCACGGTTGTAGTAGAGCCACAGCGTGGCATTGGACAGGTCCATGCAAATACCGGCAAGCTTCTCTGCTTTTTCGTCCTCCAGTTGAGTCACCGGAACGCTCGGGTCATCGATTTCGGCATCTTCGGAAGTCATGTCCACAATTCGGTAACTGTTTTCCTCCGCCCGAATCTCAGAGCTGACAAAGCGCTTGAAATCGTCAACGAGTTTCCGATAAGCTTCGAGCTGAGCATTTTCTTTCTGTTCACTCATGGTATGTATCTCCTATTCATTCGTTATTTTGTTTGTGCTTATTGTACGGGTATCGTACGTTTTTGCAAGAGCTTTTGACCCAAGCACCTTTTTGGCTGTTTGTCAATACCCGCAGAATATCAAAGTGCTGTTAAAGTTCAGGTGGAAAAACGTTCTGGAACCAACAAACCCGGGACTCCCGCCTCTTGCATTTGTTTACCGCCTTTTTCAGCCTGCGTTCTGGCTGTTCTTCTTGACATCGGCTGCAACCTTTAAGCGTCGGATGTACTCTTCCAGCTCCTCCAGTGTATAGGTCTCTTCCGTCTCAATCGGCTCTTTGGCATCTTTGGGCAGATAGCTTTTCGTACAGACAAACTCAGGGCTCGTTACAGGGCAGTCCAGGACAGTTTCGTCGTACAGTTCCTTCTCGATGTTATGGTAGAGGAAGAACGGGATATGCCGCCCGCAATCGTCATCCGATTCTGTCCAATCCGGGAGTTCCTGGATTTCGAGGGCATATGTTTCATAAAATATCGTGTTTGCCCGAGCATTGCCAAGAAGAGTGTTGAACAGCTTAAAGTTTTCTCTCACTTCGCGGCGGAAGAATTTCGGGAGTGAAAACTCCTCGTATTCCAGTTTCGTATCAGAGCGTAGGTAGTATCGGTACTGCGTCTCGACCGGTATAAACTTTGTTGCAGCATTCAGTTCTTTCAGAGCGTTGAGTCGTTCACTCGTCTTTCTGACATTATGTCTTGCATAGCCCAGATACGCTGAAACCAGAATCATCAGAAGAAGAGCTGCAAGGATAATGACAATGAGCCATTCCTCGCCTTCCATATGCGGCAGGTGTTTCAGAATACTATCCTGGATAGCATAAGGAAGGTCATCGAACCATTCATAGAACCCAATCGGGTCCTGATAAGTATGGGGAGCCATGATTCACCCTCACCGCCATCAGTAAATAAACTTGCATTCCCGGCGTTCCCGGCCATTGCCGCACCAGTAATGCCGCCAGCGGGGGGTTTTGCCTTCCCCATTCTTTTTGTATTCTTTGGCCGCATTCTCACCAACGGTATACGGTTTAATGTTGATGCGCTGTGCCTTTCCCTGAAACACGAATACCGGGCGGTCACGCTTTTTGGAAGTTTCCAAGCGGACATCAGGGTTCTTGCTGGCAAGATAGTTGGCGCACAGGATTGCCAGCCGGACATAAGGTGTGCCGCCGTCAAAGACCGAAGGGACTGCTTCCATCACAGCCGGTACGCTGATACCATTTACTTGCCGCTGCCCTGCTGCCTTTTCCAGGTATTCTTTCGTACTCCGGGTTGCTTCCGTCAAACTCTGGTTTTCTTTGGCCCAGGCAGGCAGAGTCAGGAACGTGAAATCATCATGGCTGCCTTTGGCCGGGCCGACAAGAACGATACCGAAAGCTGTGGTTTTCTCTTTTTCGTCGAATTCCACATGCACGAACATACCGTTGTAGTCGTAGCTGTCATACACCGGGATAAAGAAATCACGAACCGGGAGTCGTTGCAGGATATCCTGATGAATTGCCACGTCATCCGTATCCATCAGCATTTTCTGAAACTCGTAGTCAAAATCATAGACCGTCTTCGTCTGATTCCAGCAGCCAATGGTAAAGCAGGGAAAAATCTGCGCAGCCAAAACACGCTCAAAACCCGGCGTGTTCATTCTCTGCGCCGCTGTCATGCAGCACAGCATCGCGGACTTGTTGTATTCTTCCAGCGTTTTTCCACACGGGTCACTGAATCCAAAATGGTTTCGGGTTTGTTTGGTAACGGCATTCGCCGTCAATGCGATTCTCAGCTGTTCATTGGTCATTTGTTATCCTCCAAATTATTTTTGATTTTTGCCATATGTAAACAGCGCTGGACCATCCCAATGGTGAATTTGCGAGTCGTCAGTACTGTCATGAGCTTGCCTTCATTGCCCTTGATAGTTCGTTCCAGAATGTTCCAGGATTCGGTTTCAGGCTTGACATTGGTATATAAGTCCAGCGGAACATACAGCCACGCGATTTCACTGTCCTGCATCACGGCATAGGATTGCAGGATTTTATCAATTGCCTCCACGCCTACCTTCCAGCTGGTGATTATGGTCCGGCTGATATCGTATACAATCAGGTGCGGTGCTTCATTTGCTTCCGTATCAACTTCAATGACATGAGCAATATACGGTTTCCCGTCCACCAGCTTATACCGATAAATGATGGACGGGATTTTCTCTCGAATCAATCTGTCATGTTCAAGCGCCAAGTCCGCGTACTCGCCCGTTGCATCAATGATGATGACTCGTCCCTGACAGGTCCTCAGTGTCGCTCTAATTTGCTTGCGGCACCAGGCAGAGCAGCTCTCTTTGTACTCCGTCGAGACAAGAAAGAAATTCCTGCCCGGTGTGATAATGGGTTCATAGCTCATTGTTTATCCTCTGTAGCTTTTGTAATTCATTCACTTTTAATTGTCTGCAATTCGCACAGTTTCGCAACATGATATTGTCTGTGAATACCAGTTATCGGAGTCATAGTCCTTTGACAAAATTCGGGTCGTAGTGGGACAGGACTTCCTCGTTCAAGCTGTATTCGCAGTTGATAGTCGTTGCGTCATCCACATACATGCCTCGGTTTGCGTAGTATATTCCATCAATATAAATGGCGAACATGACGGACGGCATCAGTGCCTTTTCATTCACTGCGTAAATCAGGTATTCATCCAGATTATCCTTGACCACCGCGCTCTTATTGATTTGGGCGATTTGCTGTCCGCCAAGAAATACGGGACAGCATACTCCTTCTTTTCCAAAACCAATTTTGTAGCTCTGGTATTCCTCGCCATACAGCTGCATGGCGATAGAATTGTATCCTTGGAGGAATCCGGTTTTTGTATGGATGACGGAAATCTCGCCTACCGTGCAGTTGTTCTCACGGATAGCAAAAGGGTGTCTCAGAATATCTTTCGTGTTGATGCCGCGCATGTACGCCCTTGCGTCAGCAGCTGGCATGTATTGCAGCAGGAACTTGGAATCATTCAGCCGGATGCCATAACCCTGCCGTAGCAATTTCGGGATATAGTGTGCCTGCCCGATAACGGCCTTGCCTTTCACGATATCGAAGGTGAACTCATATCCTTTCGATTTGGTTTGCTTCACAATCCATTTCATCAAATTATGTGCGCAGGGTACACCGTCTATAGTCGCTTGCGACTTAGGCGGTGAGGAATGCGCTAACCAAGAGGCAATTTGAAGT